GTCTTGGCACACTACGTCTAGGGTAATAATATACCTAGACGCTAATTCAAGTTGTATCCAACCTGTCGGGCTATGAAATATGCCCTATGTATATCCTTTAAAAAAGGAAATGCCAAAATTCTCTAAGTACAAAGCACGTCGTTCAGTCCGAAAAGCCTACAAAAAGGCTGGCTTCGGAAAGCCTGGAAAGGGTCGTTTCACCAAACGAAAAACGTTCAAAAAACGATCCAGCAAATTCAAGCGTCCCGTTAAATCTTTGACTGGGATATCAAATAGTTATCTAAGTGCTGGTGGTCGTCGTCATAAAGCTCATTCAACATGTTTCAAAATTCCGTTGCAACAATATCTACGATCTGCTAACGGAGAAGTTCACACTGCTGGAGGAACCAACCAACAATGTGCTACAACAGTATCTATGGCGCTATCATACACAGATGCTAGTGATATAATCAGTGCTTCTCAAAGTATTATCAACACAATAACCGGTAATGGATATGGTTCCACGTTAACAACCCAAATCTATTTGGAAAGTTGCAAAATCGATAGTAGAATTACAAATTCGTCTGTTAGTCCAGTTGAAGCGGAGATACTTTACATGGTTCCAAGAAGGACAACGTCTACTCTAATTTACGCTGAATGGGGCAACGCAATTGCTGAAGCCCAACAAAATAAATACGATAGCGCAATCGTCCAAAATACTATGGATCAATCTCCGTTCGACTACTCCTTATTCAGAACCCAATGGAAGTTAGTCAAAAAAAGAACCATTAACATTGCTGGTGGTCAAAGCCATCATCTCACTGCCAATATCAAATATGGACATAATGTAATGAAATCGGATTTCAATGGAGATTTACAAGCAGCTAGAAGAACAATGGCTGTTTTTGTTATATTCAGACCCATGAATGTTACGTCTGTTGAAGATGTTGCTAATACATCGTTAGCACCTGTTAGGGTGAATTGGTTTACAACTGAAAAATACAAGTACAGAATTCCTACTGTGGTCAATTATCAACAAAACGATTACACTAAGAGTTTTGCTACTGCGGGTACTGGGTTGGCTGTTGCTCAAGGTGGAAGTGTCTTTACGACTACTATTGGATAGTTTTTTTATTAATAAAATATTTTAAAAAAAAACCCCACCAACCAAAAGTGTTACTATCATAGGGTATGGGTGAAAACCCTAAAAACCCTAAAACCCTAAAACCCTAAAAACCCTAAAACCCTAAAAACCCTAAAACCCTAAAAACCCTAAAAACCCTAACGTCCTTTTATGGCTTAAGTATCTTTATTCAACTAAAATAATATCTTGTCCTAATATTTTATGAATAACTACAAATCTTCTTTGCAGAGCGTCCCTTGTCTCTGCATCTGTCCAGATTTCCTCAATCGTATATTGCGATGTAACAAAAAGTTTTTTTGGACGGATTTTGAGAGATCCTCCTTTGTTTTCTCCAATGAAGGGGTAGGCGTCTGCCCAATGCTTGAGTTTTCCTCCCAAGGCAACATCAAATCGGTCCACGTCGTCGAGGAGGACAATGTCTTCTCGTTGGTACCCATCCCACCAATTGTTGCGTGGTTTGGGATAAAGGCCAGGGAATGCATCCAGTACGGCCCTGGTCTTTCCGCATCCAGAGAGCCCGTGAATCCACACTCCACAAGGTCCAGGAAGTCGTTCAACGGGTGGCATGTAGTCTCTTTCGATGCGTCTAATAGACGAGTAAAGGCGGAGTCGGATGTCGGCATCGATCTCTTCAATAGATCCAGTCTTGGCAAGATCCCAAGCGTTCTGGTAACGAGCTCGTTCCATTGCTCCCTTGTCAGCAGGGCTGATAGGAATAGCTCCACGTTCATAGACGACTTCATTGGGATGTTCATCTGCGGGGCGAGTCTTTCGACAGTACAGCTGATTTTGACCGGGGGTCCCGCGGGCAATAGCGAGATGACATCCAGGGAGGTCCCGCCTAGTTGTACATAAGCGAACGGCATTGGCATAGTAGACATATCCTTGAAGATGTGGGGTCCCTGTGTCTGGAGCCAACTCCTCGCCAGCGATGATGTATCGGCAGTCAACAGCGTCGAGGCTAGTTCGATACTCAGCAGGGTAGTTGTTCCAGGTAAAGCACCAAGCTCTGGACTTGCGGGCGGGGTTGGCAGGTACGACGGGTGCATGTGCGGGGTTGATTTGATTCTCATTTTCCATTATGTATAGAGGGGGGACAGGCCCCCCTTTTATAGAAAATAGTTGTGGGGTAAGTTGTGGGGTAAACCCCACAAACCCCTTTTTTGTGGGGTCGAAGGAGTGCGAAGGACCTGTGTAACCTGGCACACATGTCTTGGCACACTACGTCTAGGGTAATAATATACCTAGACGCTAATTCAAGTTGTATCCAACCTGTCGGGCTATGAAATATGCCCTATGTATATCCTTTAAAAAAGGAAATGCCAAAATTC